GTTAGATCGCTATGGTCGCACTTTATCTTTAACTCAGGTTATTATCAGCGATGCTGAGACGCTAGCTGCCCAGTATCCAGAGTTCTACGAACAAATCCTTGGTAGAAACAACTACCAACTAGGATCTCCTTATGTGTCAATGGTTAAATACCACGACAAAGATCAAGACTTGCTTTACTTACCGGAACGAAAGAACCTAGTACTATCACGTACTCCTAACGTTCTTGGTAAGTCTATGGCACGTACCGTGATGCGCTCATCTTTAGATGGCGAAGCACGTGGTCAGTTTGATGATGTGCTCTCCGTTCAGCTTGCTCGTGCTCGCTTTGCAATCTTACAGATCCAAGCAGCAGAGAAATCTATCCAGGCACCTATTGCTATTCCACAAGATGTTCAGGAACTTGCCCTCGGCCCTGATGCCATTATGCGTTCTGCTAATCCGCAAGGCATCCGCCGTGTTCCATTAGAACTTCCACCTGGAGTATTTACTGAATCCGGTGTATTAGAACGTGAACTTCGTATGGGTGCTAGATACCCAGAGTCACGTTCGGGTAACATTGACGCCTCAGTAGTTACAGGTCGCGGAGTTCAAGCGCTACAAGCTGGCTTTGATACACAGATAAAAGCAGCACAAGCACAGTTTGCTAGATTGTTTACCGAGCTTGCCTCACTTTGCTTTGAAGCAGATGAGAAAATCTTTGGTGGAATCCCTAAGACTATTAAGGGAACCGATGACGGTACACCTTACGTACTTAAATATATTCCATCTCGTGACATTAAAGGCGAGTACGGCGTAGATGTACGCTACGGAATTATGTCTGGTATGGATCCTAACCGTGCCATTATTGCTTTACTACAAATGCGTTCAGACAAACTTGTTTCTCGTGACTATGTACGTCGTGAAATCCCTATGGATCTAAATGTTACTCAGGAGGAACAACGTGTTGATATTGAAGAAATGCGCGATTCTTTGCGTGTTGCTGTTGCACAGTATGCTCAGGCAATTCCGGCTCTCGCGGCGCAAGGCCAAGACCCTTCCGAGATTATCAGCCGTATCGCAACTGTTATCCAAGGTCGGCAAAAGGGCCAAGCACTAGAGAACATTATTGAAAAAGCATTTACACCGGCACCAGCACCAGTACCAGTAACGCCACCAGATATGGCACAGGCTGGTATGCAATCACAGATTCCAGCAGCAGGTGTGGCCTCCGCCAACGCCTCGCAGCAACCTCCAAATCAACAAGGTGGTACGGCCCCTGCTGCTGGTCAAAAACCCGATATAGCCCAACTACTAGCTGGTATTACCGGCGCCGCATAAATGAGGGAGGTGTAATATGAATAAAGGATCACGTGCAGCAGCACCTATGTCTCAGCCAAAGGAAGGCAAGATGGATACCTCAAAGCCAAAAGGTGGCAAGGTATTCTTCGGAATGATGGCAGCAGGACGCAAAGGCAAAGCAGTTAAAAAAGGATAAATTTTTTATAGGAGGTGTACTGGGTGAGTAACGATAAGATTCCTCGCCCAGTGCGCCTTTCTGATTTTCTAGTAATACTTACAGGTTTTATTCACAACATAGCTCAAACATTTGAAGCTATGACAGGTGAACTAATGGAACTATCCATTTATCATTCTAACCAAAAGACGGAAACAATTCGTGCTTGGGAAGATATGACCGCAGATTTAGAAAAGTTAGGAGAAGAAACAGATGGCTGAACCAATGAATCCATTGGCCGGAGTTTCAGGTCCTGGCAAATATGCTGTTCGCACAGATAAATTAAGTATGGGTTCTACTGCATACGGCGAAGGCGTAGACACCGCAGCAATTAAGTCAGGTGCGCCACTAGCTTCAACTCCAGATCAACGCCCAATGCCAGCCGCTGAAGTACGCGACGCCGCAATGCAGGCACCGGTCACAGGTTTATATGCTCCAACTCAAAAGCCAAGCGAACCAGTAACTGCTGGTATTGATATGGGTGCAGGTGCGGGATCTAGCGCACTTATGATGGCTAAGTCTGGCGAAAAACTTTCAGATATTCTAGTAAAGATGCTTCCATTTGATACTACTGGAGAAATAGGCGTTCTATACCAAGAAGCATTATCGCGGGGTAATTAGTGGCTGACAATATGAAAGCAGCTGGATTTGCTGCTGGTCTATCATCTACTGAAACTCAGAAACTTGATGAGTTTTACAAAGCATATCAAGCGCACAAAGAATTATCTAAACTACCTGCTGATGCTGCTACTACTAAGTTTGCTCAGTACACTCCTGCTCAACAAGCAAGCCTTGTTAAAAACTTTGGTAACGAAGATCCAACTGTCAAACCACAGCGTGGTTTTTTTGGCACCGCTTGGCATTACACAGGTGGCGCACTAGGTAACGCTATTGGTTATGCCGGTAGCCACATACTTGCTGGTTTAGGAAATGTATCTGATTTCTCTACACGTGCTTGGCGTACTGCTCAGATCGCTGGAGATCAAGGTGTAAACCTTGGCGAAGCGTGGACTATCGCTAACGATAAAGGCGATAAAGTATTTAGCCCTAATCGCATTGATGATGCAAAAAGAAAATTTGGCAACGATGCAGTAGATATTGCTATGCGCATTGCCTCTGGTGAAGCACCAGAAAAGATTATGGCATCAGCCACACCAGAACAACAAAAGTACATAATGCTTGCTGATCCTAATAATAATAACATTCCAGGATTTGCTACACCAGAAGATGTAGCTGCGGCTCGCGCTAACTTTCAAGATACTCTTGATTCGGTAAACGCATCTAAGTATTCTTTTGGTCGTTACATTGCTAACTTGGTAACTCCAGCAGAGATGGAAGGATCCGGTCTTTTCTACAAGGCTGTTTCTGGCACATTTGATGCGGCTTACCGAATACTTGCCGATCCATTATTAGTAGCTGGTAAAGCAAAACGTTTATATGATGTAACTAAGTATTCATTAGATGTAGTAACCGGTGGCGCTAAAGTAGCAGAAGTATTTGCTAAGCCAACAGTTGTTAATTTTTGGAATCAATACGGTACTAAATTACAACAACTTAGTAAGGCTCAAGCATCTAATAGCCCTGAAGCAATTGCTATTGCTAAAAAAGAATTAGCAACTTTAGCTCCAGAGTTCGGTCCAGCTGTTATCAAATCATTTATGGCACCTGAAGTTCCTATTACTAACGCAATAACTGCTAAGGCTTTCTTTGAGAATACTCAAAATTTAACAGAAATTATGGCTGGTAGCGCAGGACGCCAACGTGTGCTTATGCCTCGTATGGATCCTATTCGTAAAGCACGTATCGCTGCTGTTACTACTGGTCGTAAAGTGTTTAACATTGATTTAGTTGGTCCAAAATTAACTAATGATTACTTTTTTGGCTCAGCACCTACTACAGATGGTGTAGCAAAAGTACTTATTGATGGTAAAGAACAGTTTATCAATCAAGTTAAGGCAACAGCCAAGGGCAAAGATGTAGCACGTTTCTCAACTTCCTACATTATGAACCGTATTGATAAGGCTAAGTCAAAATTTACATTTGCTCCAGTATTTGAAGGCGATGTATTTGATGTAATGGCAGTAGATGCTACAGAAAAGATCTACCGTCTAGCAGTATTGGCTATGCCGACACGTGAATCACGCATTATTGCTGAAGCATTTGGTGCTATACCAGAGATTGGTAAGCGTAAAGATGTTTATTACGGTTTATGGAAGACAATTGCTGAGGTTCGTGGTCTAAATACCACCCTTCCTGGCCAAGCCATTACTCGTTATCTTACTGGTAAGGGAGCGACGATTCACTCAGTCAGCGCAGCTGATGATGCTTACCGTAATATGGGTGCAATCCCATCTGACTTTAATCAGTTCGTATCTGTTCCTACACTTCAGGACTTAGATCGAGCAGCAGCGCGTAATACAATAGCTCAAAAGTTTATTGGTATAGCCAATAGCGACTTTGCTAATAAGGCAACCAGCGCTTGGTCTTTCTTAACTCTTGCTGGTCCACGTTATGCTATCCGTAACGCCGGTGAAGACTTAATGGTTAACCTAGCAATTGGTGTTTCACCTTGGGGTTTAGCCAAATCTCGTATGCTTGAGACTCGCGTTAATACTTACTTAGCAGCTGCTCAAAAAGTAGAAGGTGGCGCTAATAACTGGGCTAATAACCCATTAGGTGCGGCTATGCGCATTGTTAACCGTAAAGAAGTTGACAAGTATGTAGGCGATCTAAACTATATTAAGAAAAAGTTTGAAGAAGCAAAGACTGTCTTGCCTAAACTGCGCAAAGAACTTGCTGCGGCTAAAGACCCTATTGATATTTCAGATATTGAACTTCGCATTAAAGAAGTTGAATATAGTATTCGTGGTGGAGCAACACAACAGGCTCGTGAAGTATTTGCCAGTGCTTTAACTTCTGGTCGCGTTAACCGTTTCCGTCAATCACTTGGCTTAAAGCCAATGAATCAAAAAGAAGCAGAACTACTTAAAGAGCAACTTATCTATGGTGATATTCAAAACACTATGTCAGTAGCTTCTGAAGGTGGGATGAACTTCGTTACTGGTAATGACTACATTAGCCGTGCTACGGATCTTGCTCGTCAAACTGGTGTTCGTGTACACGCATTAGAAATGAGTTACCCAACTGGTAAGTTTGTTAAAAAACCAGGTGAATTAGGGTACCGCTTACAAGCTGTATCACCACAAGATGAAGCATCTATGGTTACTTGGATGATGCGTATTGGTTACTATGCTAATGATGAATTAGGTACTATTGCTGTTGCTAATTTAGATGAACAAGTTAAAGCTATTAACTTAATGCGTGAATGGACACAAACCGCAAAGGGTCAGAAGTTTTTAGAAGATGCTCGTCTATCTAATAATATGGACGCTGACAGCATCCTTCGTATTGCCTTTAATCGTGCCAAAGAAAACTTTGTTAAGAAAGATGGCACTACTCTAAACTTAGATTTACTTAATAAGATTCGTTCAAAAGATGAATTTGGTAACTATAAAGTTACTGGAACTCTTTCATTAGATGACTTGCCTACACTAGAAGCAGATGTCCCTGCTGTAGTTATAGGTCCTACTCTTATTCCAGCAGTAGATGCTAGAGAAGTTACTTCAAACATTATGACTAACGGTTGGACATTTCTTGGTCTTGCTAACGCCCGTCTGTCACGTCAACCAATTGTTATTCAAGAGATGCTTACTATCCGTAAGCAGTTTCAGAAATCAGGTTTTGAAAAGGCTTGGATCAATTCCTATACTAGAGGCATTAACCCTGGACAATTGGGTAAAGTTACTGCTGCAACACAAGCAGCTAAAAAAGATTTAGCAATGATTATTGAAGAACGAGCACTTGGTCAAACTTTGGCTTATGTAGATAATCCATTGATTAGAACTCAGATAGCGTTCTCATCTCGTAACTTTGCTCGTTTCTATCGTGCCACTGAGGACTTCTATCGTCGTATGTATCGCGTTGTTCGATACAACCCAGAGGCTATTGTTAAAGCTGCCCTTACTTATGAAGGTGTAACTCACTCAGGTTGGATCCAAAAAGACGATCAAGGTCAGCCATATTTTGTTTATCCTGGTATTGCTCCAGTGTATAACGCTGTACAAGAAGTACTAAATCGTCTAGGCATTAAGCAAGAATTTAAGGTTCCATTCCCAATTCAATTTGGTGCTCAATTAAAGATGCTTACCCCATCTTTGAACCCAGATTCTTTGGTTCCTACATTTTCAGGTCCATTAGCCGGTGTTGGTATTACAACTGTTTCATCTTTGGTCGGCATCTTTGATAAAGGTGCGGCAGATACTATTAAGGGTTATACCCTTGGTAAGTACGCCGTAGATCAACCTATTCTTTCAGCAATATTACCAGCACATATTAACCGTCTATATGCTGCTATGAATCAAGATGACCGCAATTCCCAGTATGCAAGTGCTTGGCGTAAAGCGGTTACTTATCTCGAAGCATCAGGCAATGGTATTCCAAAGACATATGATGAGCAAGGTGTCTTAAAGGCTCCTACTGCACAAGAGTTAGAGAACTATCGTTTATCTGTAAAGAACACAACGTTAGGTATTTTAGGCTTACGCTTTGTATTTGGTTTCTTTGCTCCAGCTTCACCACAAGTGCAGTTAAAGTCTGATATGGCTCAATGGATTAGTGATAATGGTCGCGCTAACTTTAAGCAAGCCTTTAATAAATTATTAGATCAGTACCCTGGTGAATACGATAAAGCATTTGCTAAGTGGGTAGAACTATTTCCTAATCAGATCCCATTTACTGTTACTGAATCTGAAAAGAAGTCAATTGCTCCACTGCGTTACGCAGAAGAAGCAGGATACTTTGTAGATCAAAACAAGGATGTATTCCAGCAATTCCCATCAGCTGCTGGATTTTTGATTCCTCACAAGACCGGATTTTCTTGGGATGCTTACAAGTCTATGAAAGACTTAGGCTTATTACAGAACAAACGAGTAGATGATTACTTACGTGAAGTTCAAACAGCAGCCGATCTACAAGAATACTACCGTCGTAAAGACACTTTTGATATGTCATTAAGTACTTCCCTAGTGGATTCAGAACGCACTATGTTGCGTCGTGAGTTTGACCAATGGAAGACAGTGTTCTTTGCTGGCCGTCCATTGGTACAAGAAGAACTGTCACAGGGTAGCGCTACAGCAATCAAGCGTCTAAAGACTTTAGATGAATTAAGTTTAATGCTAAATGCTAACTTGGGTATTCGTCCCAAGACTGAATCAGCACTACGTGATATGTTAAATACTTATCAAAATTACCGTAATGAACGTGATCGTTATGACGCTATTGGTGGATCAAAAAGATATATTGATTCTGTTAAGAGTCAAACAATTATCAAAATGCGTGAACTAGCACAGTTTAATGAAAATACACAGGCAGCTTATGACGTTCTATTCGGAAGATTACTTGGAGATTAAATAAATGGCAGCAACTCTAAAAGACTATCTCAAGAATAGAGATGATGTAGTCAAAGCAAAAAAGGCTTTAGACAAAGCCAAAGGCGCTTTAAGCGACGCTGAAAGAGCAGCTGTTGGAGTTCCTACTGGTGACTCTTACAAAGAATTAAGAAAAAAGAAAATTGCTGAACTTGAAGCTGCTAGAAAAGCAGCAACTGCTACTAAGGCTGCTGCCGATAAAGTAATTGCAGATGCCACAGACCACTTTAATAAATACAAGGATAAGATTACTGCTGCTAGCAAAGCGCTATCTGACAAAGCAAGTCAAGCAAACATTGATAATGCTAAATCTTTACTTGCTCGTTACAAAGCACAGGGTTTAGATACAACTCTTATTGAAAAAGGCATTAAAGATGCCGAAGATAAGTTAGCCGGCGTTGGCAAATACAAACCTGTTGGTCCAACAGGGCCAACTGGCGGAACAGGTGTTACTGGCGGTACTGGCGGTACTGGTGGCACAGGTCCAGTACAAATAACTGCTACAGATTTAATCAATACTCTTGCTGATCCTAAAAATAAAAAGTTACTTATTGCTGCTCAAAATGACCTAAAGAAAAACTTTGGCTATAAAGGTCCAACTGATGGAACTTGGTCTATAGCATTTCAAAATGCTGTAGGCGATGCAGCAGCAACGTTGCAATCACTGCCAGCATCTCTGCAAATTAAAGATCTTCGAGCATTTATTGCTAGTCCTGGAGTACAAGTAACTTCTGCTGCTGCTGGTGGGCCTACATCAAAAACACAAAAATCAATTACTAATTTAACTGATGCTGAAATTCAAGATATGGTTAACAAAAGCGCCCTTAGTTTATTAGGTCGTGAGATTAGCGATGTTGATAAAACAACGGCTTGGTACAAGAGCCTTACTAATACTATTAAAACAATGGCTAAAGAAGGAACTATTACCAAAACTAATAAGTCTGGTACTAACACTACTTATGAAACCACACCTGGTTACACAGCAGAGAAAGCAACACAGGCTATTGAGACTGGCTTGAAACAAGCAGCTCCCGTAGATCTAGCACGCAAAGAACGCGTTGACTTTACTAGCTGGATGTTCAAACAATTAGGAGGCAGCAATGGCTGATAACACAACCGAGCAACTCCAGTACGACCAAGATCTTGCTGCCTTAAATGCTATGCCCGAAGGCGGTATGCGTGTTAAGGCTAAGGAAGCATTTGACCTAAAGTATCCAGCAGGCCGTCCAGGATCTTCTAGCATCCGTCAGAACCTTGGTATCGGTGAAGCACTCTTAGGTCCAGACTCTAAGTATGCTGATGAGTTAAAAAATATCTTTGATCTCTGGAAGCAAAAGAAATATACCGAAGCACAAGATGCTTTTAGTAAAACTACTTTTGCTAAACTATCTAGCGATGCTCGTAATCGTTACTTATTAAGCCTAGAAAATACCCCTTTATACAAGCAAAGTTTAGACGCTTGGAAAATAGGGGTTAAGCGTGAATTGCTAGGTCAGGGTTTAGAATTAACAGATCAACAACTTGATAACTATTACAAAGATGGTACTCCAGAAAGTATTATTTTTAATGAGGCTGTTAAAGGATTTACTTTAGGCACAGTTAAACCAACTGGTGCTATGGGTAATGCCCTAAAAGAACTCCAAGCAACTGCTACCGCTAACGGTGTTGATCTACAAAAGAACTTTGGTGGTCAACTACAAGGATGGCTACAGAAGATTGCCTCTGGTCAATCAGTTGAAGACTACAAGCAGATCATTCGTGGTATTGCCGGTACTGGTTTGCCTCCTACCTTGAAAGCAATGGTAGAAAAAGGAACAGACGTTAGCTCTATTTATTCTCCATACAAGCAACTAATGTCTAACGTACTAGGAATCAACGAAGAAACTATTTCTATGTACGACCCAACACTTCGTTCTGCTATTACAGATAAGGGCGAAATGTCACTATTCGATTTCCAACGAGCACTACGCAAAGATAGTCGCTGGCAATATACAGCTGATGCTAAGGATGAGATTTCCAAAGCAGTGCTTAACATTGGCCGCGACTTCGGATTTATGGGGTAATGATGGCTCAATATACATACGACCCAACAAAGGGAAAAGTTGTTCCTTTAGCAGAAGCAGTAGTTGTAACTTATATTACTACTGACCCTGGTGGGATGCCTGATGAACAAACTAAAAAAGCAGCTGCTGCGGAAGCAGCTAAAGCAGCACAAGGTGCTGGTATCCCTACCAAGTCTGGTGGTGGAGGTTTTACTGATTCACAGAACGCTGCCCGTTTAGAGGCAGAAAGAGTAGCAACAGAAAAAAGTCCTTACAATGTAAGAAGTACAACAGGTGATGAATTAATTAAAAAGCAAGACGCTATAAATGCTGCAAATGCACTAGCACGTTATAGTCTTGGTACGCCTACCGGAGCAACAGGACCTACTGGTCCTACAGGTGCTACAGGTACAGGCGCAACAGGCGCTACTGGTGCTGGTGCTGGTGCTGGTGCAACAGGTGCTACAGGGCCTACAGGTGCTACAGGTACAGGCGCAACAGGCGCTACTGGTGCTGGTGCAACAGGTGCTACAGGGCCTACAGGCGTTACTGGCGCAACAGGGCCACCTGCAGAAAGAACTGTTAAGTCCAAGACTCCAAAGTATGATGAAAACGGAAAACTAATTGGTTATGACATTGTTTATAGCGATGACACCGTTGGCTTTGAAGCAGCAACAGTTGCTAAGACCACAAAGAAAGCTCCAAAGTATGACATAACCGGTAAGTTTATTGGATATGAAGTTACCGATCCTGATGGCAACGTAACTTTTGAACCATCTGAAAGTACAGATACTACTGGTAAAAAGTTTACTTGGAATAATCCAACTACTGGCCAAACAGAATACTTTGCTACACAAGCGGAAATGGATGCCGCTGTTGAAACTTGGAAAGTTCAATCAGGGCAAGTAGCAACTAACGCTGCTACTGAATTGGCAGCAGGCAATGCTCGTGCTCAAGCACTGGCTAACCGCACTTCAGCTTTTGATTTATTAAAAGATCAATTTGATGTATGGGGTTTAGGTGATCTAGTAGAACCTATCCGTGCTTTGATTCAAGATGAAAACGTATCTCCATCTGAATACGCCATTCGTCTGCGCCAGACTAAGCCATACCTAGATCGTTTTGCTGCTAACGCAGATCGTATTAAAAATGGTTATGCCGCTATTAACGAAGCAACTTATCTTGCCCTTGAAGATCAATACCAAAACATTATGCGTAACTATGGATTACCAGAGTCTTACTATGCTCGTGGTAAAAATGGAGTGCAGTTAGGTTTTCAAGAACTTATTGCTAACGACGTAAGTAATGTTGAATTAGAAGATCGCATTATGAACGCACAAAATCGTGTTCTTAAATCTAACCCAGAAGTATTAGCAGCGCTAAAAGACTTCTACCCTGATATTAAAAATGGTGAAATTCTTGCCTACGCATTAGATCCTAAGAACGCAATTGAACAGATTAAGCGCAAGATTACAGCAGCAGAAATCGGTGGCGCAGCCACACAAGCCGGACTTAAAACTGGTATGGCTCGCGCTGAAGAACTTGGCGCTGCTGGTGTTACTAAAGCTGTAGCCCAACAAGGCTTTGAGACAGTAGCTGGCGGTGCTCCACGTGGTGGACAACTAGCATCAATATACGGTCAAGATCCTTATACACAGACCACAGCAGAGACAGAAGTCTTTGGTCTTGCTGGAAAAACAGCAGCTGCTACGCAGCGCAAGAAAATTACAGGACTTGAGAAGGCCACTTTTAGTGGTCAATCTGGAGCAACCAGCACAGCACTAGTTAGAGATAGAGCTGGCGCTTACTAAATAAATAAACCTGCCACTAGAACTACTGGCCTAGTGGAGCGATAAGAATACCAGGAGTTAGAGCCATACCAGTTCCCCGATTGGATATGTGGCTAACGATCAAACCAACTGATAGGGAGAAGGACTAATGTCCAATTACGACTACGAGGATGACGATGACTTCACAGAAGACAGCGGCAACGACCTTGTTAAACAACTACGCAAAGCATCCAAGCAAAAGGACAAAGAACTTGCTGAACTTCGTTCACAGTTCGATGGACTAAGCAAGGCGCAGCGCGAAAGATCAATCAAGGATGCCCTCGCAAGTCGCGGGATAAATCCGAAGATCGCTTCATTTATCCCACAGGACATTGACCCAACTGAGGAGTCCGTGTCTAAATGGTTAGAGGATTACGCCGATGTATTCGGCTATGAATCTAGCCAAACCCAGGCAACACCTAATGTGAATCCAGCCGACGCTGCTTCGTATAAGAGAATGACAAACACTGCAGACTCTGGTGCTTCACCAGAACATAACGCAGACATTATGCAACGTCTACTCAATACAAATAGCAAAGAAGAGCTGGACGAACTGATTAAGTTGTCTGGACTCTAATATCCGATCCTAACGAAAGGCTAGACCAAAGTGGCAATTCCAGCAGGTACTACCACCTCTAGCTCGACGATCAGCAACCTCGTACAAGCAGCATACGACCAGTATGTTAGAATGGCGCTTCGCTCCATTCCTGTTATGCGTAATCTTGCTGACGTCAAGCCAGTGCAACAGGCAATGCCAGGATCATCAGTTGTATTCTCAATCTATTCAGATTTGGCACAAGCCACTTCAACATTGACAGAAACATCTGATGTATCTTCCATTGCTTTAGGTAACCCATCACAGGTTACCGTTACTTTGAACGAATACGGTTCAGCAGTAACAACAACAAAGAAGTTAAACCTAACTTCATTCAACGATGTTGACTCAGCACTAGCTGATATCATCGCTTACAACGCAGCAGATTCCATTGACAACGTAGTAGGTCAGGTCCTGTCAGCAGGTACTGGCGTTATCTACTCAAACGGTCCAACAGGAACTACTCCGACTTCATCAGCAGAAGTTCTGCCAGTAGACACAATGACAGTTGCGGATATCCGTAACGCTGTTGTATCACTACGCACAAACAAGGCTCTGCCTCGTATGGGCGAACTGTATGCTGCATACCTACACCCACGCCAATCAGCCGATCTTCGTGCTGAAACTGGTACTGGTGGATTCCAGGAACTTTCAAAGTATGTTGATCGCACACCATTCGTGGCTGGCGCAGTTGGCGTAATTGAAGGTGCTTTCATCGTTGAGACACCACGTGTTCTTAACGGTCTAAAGCTGGCTACAGGTATCGCAACAAGCACAACTATCACAAACGTTGCGCTGACATCAAACGTTGCAACAATTACTACAGCAGTTGCTCACGGTCTTGGCGTAGGCCAAGTTGTGACAGTTGCTGCTACAACTGCAACAACACTTAACGGTACATTTACAATCGCATCTGTACCTACAACAACAACATTTACCTATTCTAAGACAACAGCTAACGTTACTTCAGCTGCTGATACAGGTACTGTTACATTCACCAACAACTACCGTGCAATTGTTGCCGGTCGTGAAGCATTGGCTGAAGCACAAGCTGCAGACATCTCAACCGTTATCGGTCCAGAGATTGACGCACTACGTCGTTTCCGCACAATCGGTTGGTACTACTTCGGCGGCTTTGCTCGCCTTCGTGAGTCTGCACTCTATCGTATTGAGTCAGCCGCAACTAACGGTTAATTTCCGTTCGGCAGGGGCGGGGTCAAACCCGCCTCTGCTACTTATGAAAGGTAGATATGGCATATACATTAACGACACCTTGGCGGTGGGAGACATACGTATCAGAGCCATACTCTAAGTATGCTCGTCTTGCAGGTCGGCGCCTTACTGGTGGAACTGTTACTGGCGCCATTCCTACCAGTATTACAGATGTAGCACGTGGTCAATCGTTATTAGTTACTGGTACTACTGTTGTAATGACGCAGACACCAAGCCAAGATGATCTAGCAGCGTGTAGTTACTACTTCCTTGGTGGACACGAGTACGTGATTAGCAACGAGCAAGCAGCGGTTCTTATCGCTGCTGGCTACAGTGATTACGTGACACCAATAGTATGAGTTTACATAGACGCACCACGCACCTTGATTATGTAGAAGGTTGCTTTGGTTGCAAGATAGGCGAACTAGAGTTGAGCGTAGGTATGGCAAACCATAGAGAATTGCCTACTGCTAAGCAGCACGATAAAGAATTACAGTCTTACTTTGATGCTACAAGGCAAGGCATAGAACCACGTTCTACCAAAAAAGCTGATATAGACGCAGCAGTTAAACTTTCCAACGAAGGCGGTAAGGCTTTTGATGGGATCTCAATGACCTTTAAGGAGTAGTTATGATGGAATCTTACAAGAGCAAGGCAGTCAAAGCAAAGCACGAGAAGAAAGAATCTTCTGCTAAGAAAAAGGCTGAAGCAAAAAAAGGTATGCACAAAATGCCTAATGGCAAAATGATGAGTAACTCTGCTATGAAGAAAGGTAAATAATAATGCAAGATTATGCAACATTAGAAGCAGCACAAAATATGCCTGTCTATCCACCAACAGATAAGCAATATCCAAGCAACTCTAAATACGAAACTTATGAATCAATTCAGACCGGTGCTATGGGAAAGGCAGCAAAGTAAATGGCAGTTAAGAAGCCTGGTAAATGTCGCAAGTGCGGTAAGTCAGACAAGATGTGTAAGTGCTAAATGAACAAGGCAGAACAAAAAGCTAAAGTAGCCAAGGTTATGAAAGAATTTAAGGCTGGGACTTTGAACTCAGGATCTAGTAAAGGTCCAATAGTTAAAGGCAAGAAGCAAGCAATTGCTATTGCGTTATCTCAAGCAAAAATGTCTAGTAAGAAAATGGGTAAAAAGAAGTAAATGGCAAAAACTCCAGCGTGGCAACGCAAAGAAGGACAAAACCCTAAAGGTGGGCTTAATGCAAAAGGCCGTGCCTCATTAAAGGCTGTAGGTCAAGACATTAAAGCACCTGTTAAATCTGGCGATAACCCACGTAGAGCAAGTTATCTTGCTCGCGCTGCTGGTAACCCAGGACCTGAACGCAAACCCAATGGAGAGCCAACTAGATTACTATTGTCTTTACAAGCCTGGGGTGCATCATCTAAAGCTGATGCTAAGTCTAAGGCTGCAGCCATATCTAAAAGAAACAAGAAGAAAAAATGAAAAAGAAAGTAGCATTTTGGGATACAAAGAATCCTAATAAGAAATCAACACCTTTAACGCCAGCGCAGAAATCTGCTGCTAAGGCTAGAGCAAAAGCAGCAGGACGACCATATCCAAATCTAGTAGATAACGCTGCAGTAAAGAAAAACAAGAAGAAGTAAAGGAGATATAGGTGGCACTAGGAGTAGCAGGAACAACGTTATTAGATGAACTAAATCGTCTAGCTAATGGTGGCACCT